AATTTAATTCATAAATACGATCTAAATACGCTGTGACGTTTTTGAATTTTTCAAAATCAAAAGTATTAGGCTTTGCTCTTTTATTAATGACATTAACGCCTTGTTTGATAGCGGTATCTAAGTAATCTCTTAATTCATCAAAATTTTTAATTTGGCTCATGTTATAATCCTCTAATAATAGTATCCGCCGTACGGATAAGCACCAAAGATATAAGGACGGATTGATCCTTTCTCTTCTTCGTGTGGAATCTCACCCAATTCTGTTGAGTCGTCACGATTAGGATCTGTCAAAGAATCATCATACATTTGTTCATAATCATGAACGGTCTCAAAATATGGTCTCTCGCTTTCAATCCATTCTGAGATTTGATTGAGAATCAAAGGATAAAGTTTATCGGACATTCCGGGATCTTTCATTTCAAGCAGCTTGCCTTCGAGAGAACCATAGACATTTCCGCCTTGAATTGTATCGTAAGCAATGATTCCTTTTGTTCTCAAACGTTCCATTAAACGAGAAGACGTTCCGTAAACAATATCAGTCGCCAAATCTTTAGCAAAAGTTACAATTTTCTTTTTCTCCGCCATTAACACAATATCAATATCAGGATGATCGAAGATCATTAGATCGCCATTATGAGCTTTTCTAATATTGAGATTGAATTTGAGCTCGTGAAGATTGGGGTTGTTAATTGTAACGCCAATGTTCGGAGACGTATTGATGCTAACCCCGATTGTTGTGTCTCGAGGTTCGGGTGCCGGAGCACTTCCAATCTTTACATTAATGCTCATTTTTTGTTACCTCATGCACTAAATCTTGGATGTAAAACAGATCTCTAAGCATTTGTTCGTCTAAGCGTCTTTCCTTAAAACTATTGAGTTTATCCACAACTTTTGAGGCATTCTGAGCATGTGTGCCTTCGGTCAAGGTTTGAAGGGAAGATCGGAGACGATGGATCTCTTCGTTGATAAATGTCTTAAGACCAACGCCATTGTCCGAGAACGAAATAATAAAGTTTGTTAACAATTCTCTCTGCTCTTTGCGAAGAGACTCTGCGTAGGTTTCATTGAATTTATTAACGAAGGTTTTATATGTGAGGTTGTCAATATGCTTCATTTTGGACTCAACAAGAGTCTCTCTTCTGAACTCGACAACTCTGTGTTCGATAAGTAAACGCTTCTTTGCTGGAAGCTTCTCTTGTTTGAAGAACATATCGGCTGTTGCCATGTTCTTATAATTTCCAATAAAGTTGTTCCAAATTGCTGGATTAAAAGCTTCATTCATTAATTTAATAAGCTTGGTTTGAGCATTGAATACTTTTTTTCTATCAAGATTATCATAATCTTTTTTGATCTCATAAATTACACGAAGAGACTTTGCGTATTCTTTTTCTCCTGTTCCCTCGAGCAATGAGTTATAGATATCGAGGTCTCTTTTAAGTATAGTTCCTTTCTTGAAATTTTCCTTAATAACAGAGGTAATTCTCTTTTTTTCGTACTCATCATTGCGTACAATTGCTTTTGTCAATTCTTTAACTAAACATTCGTAAAGAAAAGCGGTATTTCTTTTCTTATTGTGCTTCATGCTTATCATCCTTTTTCGTTAGGCTTTCCAACAACATTTTTATATCGTTACTCAGAGTAAATAGTTTCTCTTCTTCTAAGTTCTCATTTTGTTGGTTTTCTTGATACATGCCCTTGGCTAGGGTGTCTAAGCCACCGAATCCTGTCTTTCCCGGAAAAGTGGTTCTGGCTGTTGAGCCTCGAATTTCACCGCTTGTTGCGACATTAGATAGTTGCTGAGACCTTCTTGAACGACGTGGCTTCTTTTGCATTTTATAAGGACCTCTGCGATTTGGTCTCGCATTATCATCTCTCTTTGCAGGAGGTTCAGCCAAAAGCGTGGTTTCTTCGTCACCACCACCTCCTGCTGGTTCTGCTGCGGGTTCTTCACCGCCTCCTCCGAGGTCTCCAAGGTCACCAAGATCTTCGCCACCTCCACCGAGGTCGCCACCAAGATCACCACCGAGATCACCACCCAAATCTCCAAGGCCACCTCCGCCTCCAGCATCAGCGCCAGCCTCAGCTTCAGGTTGAGCAGCAGCTTCGAGAGCAACAGCAAACTTTTTATCATGAAACATTTCGCGTTGACAACGAATAAACTCATCAGCAGACATCCCAAACATATGCTCTGCAACCCATCTCTTTGAGAAATATCCTTCGGTTGCGTTCGAGGCAACAGCGAACTTTTTATCCCAATGCTCGAGCTCTTGAAGCTCTGCTATTTTTGATGGATTGTTTAGGGCTAACTTGAAGGAAAGCAAATCATCTCCACGAAAGCCGAGGGTAAATAGATGGATAATTCCAATTTTCTCCAATTCTGCGATAACAACTCGTTGAAGTCTCTGAATGGTTCTGGCAAAGCGAATGTCTTTTTGAGCAAGAGTTGTCTTATCCTCGGTTGCTCCTTCGCCCATTGATAGATATGATTGTGGAATTTTAAGAGCAGAGAACAATTTGTCTCGGAGATACTTAACATCATCAATCCCGCCGTTATACGAAGAGCCGGGCAGACTTGAAATATCCGAGGCTGTTCCGCCACGAACGGGAATAAAATAATCTTCTTCAATTGAAAGAGGATTATAACGAAGATCAACACGACCGGTTGTTGGATCAACAACTTGATGACGCTTCATTTGGGTCATAACCTTCTGCATATATTGCTCAACATCTTCCGGAGCAATGTTTCCAACATCAATTTTAAAAAGTCGTCTTTCTGGTGCTCGGACAATACGATAAGCCATCATGGCGTCCTCGAGCATTGTAAGTTGTCGCCAAATACGACGGGCTGGTTCGAGGACAGAGGTTCCGTACGGAGCGTGCTTGTCATTGCCAAGAATACGGAAGTGAGCAACCTGCCAATTCTCAAAGGTCATCGCTGCCGAGTTCCATTGAAATTGAACATAATTAGGATTTGTCTCGTCTTCTCCTTCCATTCTTTCAACTTCTTGCGAGGGCAATCCAATACAATTTTGAATTCCTGCTTGTTCATCAATATCTAAGTAAAGAAATAAATCTCCGTACTTACACATTGTGCGACACCAACCGAACAGGTTGTAATCAATATTAAGGACTTTGTGATACAAATTTTGAAGAAGATACGAGATCTCTTCATTTGAGCATTTAATTGTAAGCATTGGCTGAAGAGCAGAGTGAGTTGTCATCTCGTCTGCGTAGATATCCAAAGATGAAGCAATCTCGGGTGTATACTCCATTTCATCAAAATCAATATAGCGTTCGGCTCTGTTTCTGGATTTATAAAGAGAAGAGTTTAATTGCGAAAGAGGAGCGTAGCTTTCCATTTTCTTGAATTGTTTTCCGGAAGCTGATCGGAACTTTCTCGCATACATATCCAAATGACGACGAGTTAGCTGTCGGCCTGTCTGTGTTCTTCTTGTGGTAATAGGACCGGAGAACAGACGAGTTAGCGATTTAAATAATTCACTTTCTTCGTTGTTTGGGTTTTTACCTTTTCTTATTTTATTACGTGGAGCCATTTTCTATCCTCTAAAGATCCATACAAAATCTTTTGCATTTTTAATCTCTTCTCGGTATTTCTCTTCAAATGATTGAGAGAAGCCATCTTGGCCTTTAATCGTTGTGTTCATTCTTGTTGAATTCAAATACATGCCATCCATCATGGCTTTTTTGTATGCGACGTCTCTTTTGTCAATTTCTAGGGCTGTATCTCGAACCCAGCATGCAATTGATAAAGACATAACCAAATCGTCATGATAAGATCGCATCGCTTGGGGCCTCCCATTATGCCAGATAAAAGTTTTGAATTCATGAAAAAGTCGAGAAGATCTAACAGTAATTAGTCTGTTTCTCATGTACTCTTCCATTTTTGCCACAATAAGAGGTCTTGTTTTTGATGAGTTTGTGAAACCCGGAACAGAATTCGACATATATTCAGCTTTATGTTGTTCAACATAATCATGCGAACCTTTAACAGAATAATATAAATTTGGATAATCTTTTCCAATTAGTTTTTCTAAAACTGAGATGCCAATACCATTGTTCTCAACAACCAAGAGGCAGTTGCCATATTCTCGGCCTGCATCAAACAAAATGTCTGCGTAATGATCAAGCGTTGGTTTTCCTTGGTATTCAGCTGCGACTTCCATTGTATTGATATTAATAACATGGAATACAGAATAATCTGCACCGTCTCCTCTCGCAACATCAGCTACGAGCAAATACTTAGAGCCTTCTTGGTACTTCTCCCAAATCCAGAAGTTTCTATCAAATCCAGTGCGATAAACGGGATCTTTTATACACGAATGAACCCACTCCATGTCTTCTGCCTGTAAGACATTCTCACCAGAAGAATTGAAATTACACTCTAATTCTTGAGCAATCTGACGACGAGACATATTCTTGGTTTCGTTTCTAAACCACGCTTGGTCTCTTTCTGGATGGACATGCCACGGAAGATTGATTGCTTTAAAATCGTTCTGTCCATCGACAGCATCGACATAGGTTTTGTGAAACCAGTTACCAACACCGTTCGGTGTGCTCAGAGCAATGCAGCGACCACCAGTTGACAGTGTAGGATAAAGAGCTGTCCAAAGCTCCTCGAGCCCATCAACGAAAGCAGCCTCGTCGATAACAAGAAGCGAGAGTGCCTCCGAACGACCCGCATCACCGGAGGTAGACGATGCTTTTACTTGCGAGCCGTTGGAGAGTTCGAAGGATGTTCTGTTGTCAATTGAGATATCTGTAATGCGAATCCAATCCGGAAGGTTTTTCATAATGTTCTTGACCTTCTTAACAAGATTGGCTGCTGTGTTAAATTTGGTTGCAAGAACCATTACGTTCTTGTCTCTGTGAAAATTAATAAGCCAGACAATATAGGCGGCAGTGATCGTTGAAATCCCTAATTGTCTGGCCTTTAAAATTACAGAAAAACGAAAATCATTGAAGTCTCGGAGAAGATCATCCTGATAAGGAAATGTATCAAACTTAATAAGACCTCGGAGAGGATGAGAAATACGGCAATAGTTATTAATAAAGTAAATCGGGTCTTTGCCCGACTTTACAATTTCTTTTACAATATCTTGCTTTGATAACTCAAATGCCATGCTGCCCTATTTTTGAAGATCTCGCATAATAGCAGCTTCCATTTCAGGGGGCATTGGTTGTTTATCTTCGCCCATAGCTTCTTTCATGCCACCAGCGTGCTTATCGATAACTTGCTTAATTTCTTCTTCATCCTTACCTTGCTTTACAAGACCAACAAGATAGTTAAGTAATTTTTTAGATGGCTTGTACATTAATTCCAAAAATGCATCTTTTAAGAACAAAAGCGGGAAAGGCAATTCGCCTGGTCGACTGTATGTTTGGATTTCGTTGTCTCTATTTTTTCTTCTTTGTCTCGCAACATAGCCATACATTGCATTAGTTGGATCAACTTTGCGGCCGCCATCATAGGCTCCACCTTCAAGAACATTTTCAAGTTCTTCTTTAATAATTTGTCGCAATTTAGCAGTCGTTAGTTTCATTTTTGATTAGCTCCTTTTTTACGTGTATCATTTTGTGGACGTTTATCAGTGGCTTGTTCCAAGAATTTCTTTGTGATGTCTCGGACACTTGGCTCAGAAGGCTGTCTTTCGCCCAAAGCATCAACGCCTCCGATCTTAAATACTTGAGTAGCTTGAACCCAAGAATGAACGCGAGATACAGATTGAACCAAAACCTTTGGCTCGTCAGCTTTTGTGAGAGTTACAGAGTTGCCAGTAATAGCTTTGTATTCTTTTTGAAGAAACTTCTTAACTTCGTTGATTCTT